GCTGTTGCGTTGGTGATAACGCGGCAATTCGATAAGCCTCTGAAACATTTTTGCCCAACATATACGCGATTTCCGCGCCCTTTGGATGTTGTGCAACCGCTTCTAGTGCCATCGGTGCAAATTCAATGTTAGCAACATTGTTAAACGCTTCGTCAAAATCAGGTGCAACACTACGCACTTTGTCAACTTTAGCAACCCAATCTTGAGCTTGCGCTTGTGCTTGAGTTTGTTGTGCTTGTTGGCTTTGTGTCGCCTGTGCTTTTTGACTTAACTTGTACTCTGCAACCGCTTCAACATACTCGTCTAAAGTATCAAATTGACTAATATCAGGAGCTTCTTGCTTTGGTGCAATTTGCGCCCGTAATTGCTCTAATTCGGCTTTATAACGATTAGCTTCTGCAACTGCTTCATACTTTTGACGTGTAACTTTATCAATGCGCTTTTTAACGCCTTCGGGTAGGCTGCTTTCGTCGTGTTCTTTTTCGGCTTCTTCGGTCTTAACTTCGGGCTGTTCGCCTTCTGTTTCAACCTTTTCGGCTTCAATCGGCTCGACTACTTCGACCTGTGGTGATGAATCCACAACGACATCAGACTGAGTAGTATTATCACTCATGGGATAGGGTTTCCTTGAATCGGATTTACACGCGCCATCACGGCGACCTAGTTTTTGAACTGTCTAGTAACAGTAAATACAATTTATTCTAATTGCTGCTCGTTGTCAACAAATGGCAAGTTTGCACTAGCAATATCACCCATGCCCATATCATTTTGAGCCATCATATCAGGTGGTATCTCTTGGCCTTGCATCATTTCGGGTTGCTCAAATTGAGGTTGCATGACTTCCTGTTGCTCGTGTTGATAACTTTCGCCTTCTTCGGGTAGCTCGGGTTGTTGCGCTGCATTGGCCAGTGCTTCGTTAAGCAATCCCATAACAGCATCAGGACTCATGCCATAATCCTTAGCTAACTTAGCGAACTCAATCTCGGCTTTAACGTCAATTTCGTACTTCTTGAGCCGTAATTCATCGTCTTTATCGTCCTTTTCGGATTCTAACATTTGAATGCGCTTTGTCATTTCGTCAATTTGTTGCTTACCCTGTTCAATCATTTGCTGGACTTCGGGCGGTAGTTGTTTCTGTTCGCCGTTTTCATCTTCATTTTCTTGCAGTTGTGGAGGGAGCATCTTTTTCATGCGTTCCGCAATCTCGTCAGCCCCGTCCCAATCCATGGCTTTAATGATTAAATCGCCTGCAATCTGCATAATCGCAGGATTAACACGGGCAATCTCAACCATGCTATTTAACGCCTCAATACGTTTTGTGGCATAACTTGCGCCTTGTGTGACCACTAAATCATATTTGCCCACGCTCAAATCTAAGTTTTTAGGCTCGCCTTTTTTCATTACAACCTGGTTAATACGCTCTAGTTTTTTCGCACCATCTGCACCCATTACCGTAACAACACGCGCCGCGTCATAAATCTTCGGTATCAAGTCAATGATAATTTTGCCAGTCCATTTGATAGCCCGTGCAATGTTATCAATATAAGCAAAGTTAGCAGTATCACCTTTGCGCTGTTGTGCAAGAATTGCCCGACCTGACTTCTCGTTGTCTTGTTCGCCCAATGATGCGCTAAAAATGCCTGTAGTGCTTTTCATCTCGTCAACGCACATCAACGCCGCTTCATTTGCGCCCTTGTCGATAATGCCTGCGTTAATACGATTAGGCGCAGGTGCGCTAGGCACATCGTTAATCATCAAGTAAGGCATATTTGACGTTAGACTGTCTTGCCAATGTTGCTCAAAACCCTCAATTTGTTTAGCAGTCACTAACACGGGTGCTTTAGGTGCTAAGGCTTTTTGCTCAGTGTCGATTGTGCGCCAATAGTTATACATACGCTGTGGGTCTTTCGCAAAGCGTACCAATCCGCGTAACGTGCGCTTGCCATCGACTAAGTCCTCTTTACCATTAACACCAACAATCGGCAAATACTTACCTGCCCAGTCTGTTGTTTCAAGAATACCCGAGCCGCTCATCATGCAGCACTTAATCTTAGTAATTGTTGTTTCACGTTGATTAACGACATTAAAGCCTTGCTGTGGCTTCTCAAGTGTTACCTGTGTATTGCCTTCAAAGTCTTGCACCGCGTAGAGTGTTGCCTTTTCGTCAACCTTGTGCCAATACTCAGCGACAATCACTTGGTCTTTATCAACAATCCAATCACTTGTAAAATCGTCAAAATTGTAGTCGGCTTCATCTTTTTTAGGCCAACGCTGCTTATATTCATCTTTGGTTATCTTAACGCGAACAGTCACATGACGCGCATCGCTATAATCAGGCAATTGACTGTTTTTATCAAAGTAAACGCTTAACGGGTCAGTAATGCGCTCTATACAAATAATCTGATTAAAGCTATCTTCGCTTTCGTAGTCAGTTTTAACACGCCACGCACCAAAGCCAAAGCACGCCGTATTCTCGACTGCAGTATCATAAGCAAAATCAGCATTTGACTCGTTTTGAATTGAGCGAATAAGTCCGTCATAGATTGCTGCAATATCTTCATCGCCATCTTCGCCTGCATGGACTTTAATGCTTGGCTTGTTTTGACGTGCATCGCCAACAATCTGGTCAATAAACGCAGGCAAGCGGTTGATAGTTTGAATAGGTCTTGATGATGCTTCGCGCGCCTTTCGTATCATCTCAGGCCATTGGTCACCTGCTGCGAACTTTTGGTCATCGCGCATAAGCTCGCGTTCTTCGCTCTTGGCTTCGATGTCTGCTTTGATTGTGTCGCAAAACTTTGTATATAAATCTTGGTCTTTCATGTTGTCGTCTCGACAATAAATAGGGTTTATTTGCCTTGTTTCTTGCGTTGTTGTTCATTGTACATCATCGCGCCTAAAGTCTTAGCCGCGCCTTGTCGGTACATTTGCCCTGCTTCGGTTCGTGGTGTGTACGTCATGCCCTCACGGATAGCAGCAGCACCATTAACAGGGTCATACATAGCCGCAAAACCCGCGACTGGCTCAGCAATGGCGGCAGTAGCCAAACTTGCGGCATTTTCACCTAAGCCGTAAGCGTTACGCCCTAAGTCTCTAAAAAACTCGTTTAGATTGCCCATTGTTCACCCCATCCAACCCATTGACACATGATGCCTTTTAACAGGCTGTGGCCGTACTGATTCTTTAAACGATACCGCCATATACCTAAACGCATCGCAGCCATGACTTGACCAATCGTGCGCTGGTATGTTGCGCCTGTTGCCGTTTTTGTCTGTTTCGTAATGATAATACTCTAACGCCTTTATGCCTTCTTTGCACTTATTTTCATCAATCCATACATTCGGCATTGCCATACGCACCGCGTTGATGCCGTTATCAATGCCTATTTGCGGTACAATCTCAACCTTTAGGCCAAACCCTTCGACAATCTCTTGTATGGTCTTACCAGTGGCTAAGTTAGCGTGACGACCATCGTGGGGTAGATAATGACGCTCGAAAACATAAGGCTTAGACTGTATAACTCTAACATAATGGTCAATTGACTTTCTGTTATCTTCAATATAGTCAATGACGCGGTACTGCATAGCAACCATTTGCACGAACCAAATAGCGGTGCTGTCACCAAAACCCAAATCCCAAAAAGTATAAACAGGCTTGCTTGGCTCGTAAGGTACGTTAGAAATGCGACCATCATCGCGCATCTTGCGCATTTCATCCATATAGACTGCACCGTCTAAAACCTTTAAACAATGGCCTTCCCATACCCATAAATACTTGTCTAAGTCTCGCTCTTTTAAGTCGTTTTTCTCATCAATCAATTCTTGCGATATGTACTTGTTATCCGTCCAATTCATTTTAATAGCGATACAGTTTGCGGGTGGATTGCTAACAAATCGGACGTATGTTGCATCATCGTCAAATTTAGGGTTAAAGCTAATCCAAATTTCACTGCCTGATTTACGGATAGTCGGCACTAAAACATCCCAAGACATATCACTGATTGCTTCCGCTTCTTCAGCCCAACAAACGTCAATCCCTTCCATCGATTTTATTTTAGTGATGTTGTGCTTGATGCCCTCGAAGATAAACTCTGTGCCGTTTATTTTGCTGAAGATAGTTGTATTTTGAATCTCATAGAATGATTGTAAGCCTAGTGCTTCAATCTGTTGTGATAGCAGCTTGTGGACTGATTCTGCTATAGAGTTTTGAACTTCACGAACGCATAAAACGCGGAGCTTTTTGCTTGCAC